TTCCATACTTTTCTACCACCCTCTAATATAGAACGACCATAAGGTACAAAGTTGGAGTCTGATAATAGTCTGAAGTGAGCCACCTCATAGTTTTCTAATAAGGTTGATTCTCTACCTCTTTGTGAGTGTCTAGCACCAACATGACCACTTCCTTGTTGTGGTACGAACTCAAATTGTACCATTTGAGGATTTGTTGGGTCGTGTCCTTCTAATCTAGAAATATCATAAGCAGACATTGGTTGTACATTTGTAATACCATACTTATCAGCAATATCTAACTTCAAAAAGAAATCACCATACTTTACCATATTACGAACCCAAGGCCATAAGTTAAACTCTATATTGATAATATCATAAAAAAGATTATGTAATATATCGTGTATTTGGTCGTTTTGAGTTTTTATATTTAAAATTTTACCATACTCATTTTTCATTGTAGATTCATCTGAGTAAATGTCTAATGCTGAAGCAACTATTGAGTCACTGTCCATAGACTCATAGTCTCTAAACAATCCTAATCGTAATTGTTGAACTTGTAAAAGTTCATTATACGGATGATTAGCCATATTAGAATGTATCTTTGCAAATCTATCGACTAAATTATTTTGAGCAGCTGCTTGTATCTTACTGCTATCAACCACTTTCAGTTTTCTACCACCAATGTTTCTTACAATGGTACTACCTGAAAATAATCTTTTTAGTCTACCTGTTAATGTTGTGTCTGCCATAATTTTACCTCTTAGTTAATAAGCCACTCTAATGATTCTTTTACTTTTCCGTCTGGTTTCCATTCCCATCTTTCATCATTTTGCTGATTCGTACTCTGTGGTAGCATTTGGTTTGCTACACCACTCAATGTCTTTTTTTGTAAGTCTATACCCTCTTGTTTCAATCTAAGAGCAGTATCTCTTACCCACAAACAAATAGCAAAACTCATCACCAAATCATCATTGTAACCCTGCATTGCTTCGGCTTTATTGTTATTATATATAAATACAAACAACTCATCAATTAATCGATTTGAACGGACAATTACTGACTTTTCTCTGAAATATTCTTCTAATTTAGCGATTACTAAAGGTCTTGTTTTCATCGTCATCGAAAAACCAGGCACCATATTTCTATCTTGAGTTCTGTATCTATTATTTATTTGATGTTCTGTGTCTACATATTGTAAATCTTTACTTGTATAAAAAAGGTTTTGGTATCCCCTATCTATTACTTGTTGTATAGCTGCCCAACCTATATTGTTATTTTCTATAACCAACAAACCATTGTTATATTCTGTTGATACATTTACTAATAGGTTACCAAAATCTTTTGTACTAATTTTTCCTTTATATTCAGCAACTTGTTCCATCGTCTCAACATCCATAACATGAAATGCGGAGTAATCAGCACTATCTCCTCTACCGACATCAGCTGATATAACATAGTCTTTAGTGTAGTTAGGTGGTTGCCACACCCAAAGGTTACTATCTATTCCTCTTTTTTCTAATGGGTCGTTACAGTGCTTTTCTCTATACTCTTCTAATGTTACACCATCTATTACAGTCTGACCTGAAGTGATAAAGTCACAATCACATTCTTGTGCAGCTAGTGAAGGACCTAATAAACTATCTTGTTCTTTTCTCCACTCATCATCTCTATCAGGATGTAAACTCCAATGTAGTTTTATAGTGTTCCAATCATTTGTTCCTTCTTCAGCACCAACCCAAGTCTTATGAAACCAGTTACCAACACCATTAGGTGTAGAAAGTGCGATACATTGTCCACCAGTTGATAATGTCTGTGAAGCAGCAGCCCATATCGGTTCAATCTTATCGATGAAAGCAGCCTCATCTAATATTAGTAGAGATAGTGCTTCTGAACGACCACTATCCTCACCACTTGATACTGCTTTTATCTGTGAACCATTCTTATATCGTAAAGATAGTTTGTTATCTTCCGTACATTTCTGTTTCAACCAAGAGGGTAAGTTGGCGTGCATCACTCTTACCTTAGTTACTAAGTTCTTAGCAGTATCTTGTTTGGTAGCAATTACTAATATATTTTTGTCTTGATGAAACGACATCATCCATAAAGCATACCCAGCAGACAATGTTGATAACCCTAACTGTCTAGCCTTTAGTATAACATTGAATCTATGTGTTTCAAATTCTTTTAGGGATTGTTCTTGATATTCAAATAGATGAAACGGAACCTTACCTTTCATTGGATGCTGAACGACACAGTACTTCTTCATAAAGTATATTGGGTCTTGAGCACATTTTACATACTCTTTTTTTATTACTTCTTTTAGTACTGTGGGTTTCATTATATCTTTCCTAAGATAAATCCTATTCCTAGCCAAATGTATTTATTCTCATACCATTTTGGTTTTACTAATTCAACCATCTTCTCATTAGCCTCATCTCTAGACTTCAATAAATCGATTTGTTTTTTCTGAGCAAGCAATACTAATGTGTCTAACTTTGCTTGTTCTTCTAATTTCATAATAACAGAATCAGATTTAGCAATAGTAATCTTCTGAAATTCTATCAATGTGTTAGCCTTAGCAATCTTATCTTCCCATTGAGCATCTCTTTGTTTTATCATTTCCAACGCTTGTTCTTCTGTAAATGTGGTTTGTCCATCCACCATCGATAAAACAAAAAATGATATCAAAAAGTATTTTAGTATTTTCATAGTTAGTCTCATTTACTTTTAGCAAACTTTCTAAGAAACTCTTCGGCTGATTCTACTTCATCGTTTTCGTAAACTTCTTCCATCTTCTTAGTTTTCTTTTTAGAGATAGTAAGTTTTCTTTTCATATTACCAATCTCTTTTTTAGAAGCCTTTTTAGCAGTCTCTAATTCTTTGATTTGTTTTTCAACTTTCTTTTCTTCTTTCTTATTAGCGTCAATAACTTTTTTGAGTTTCTTTACTTCTTCACTCTTTGCTTTGTTCATAGCAAATAAAGCACCAACAGCTCCAATAAATCCTAATATTACTTTCCAAAGTTTCATTGTTCTTTCTCCAATTGTTCTAATTGTTCTTTCAGTTTTACTATCGCTTCTTCAGCTTCAGCAACCATCTTTTCAGTTCCACCTTCCCACTTTTCTTTTTCTAATTCAGGATAGTTTACACCTACATTGTTCAACCACTCTGGTGCTTTCATAGTTTTGAATTCTTCTAATTGTTGTAATGTATCTTTGATAATTGCTATCTTATTCTTTCTCATCTTTTCATTAGCCCAATCATCAAACTTACCTTCTAATTTTAGTTTGTGTTCTATCTCTACCTGACAATCGAAACAATGCTGAAATAGATTCCACATCTTATTGTCTAACCTTTTTTTCATAACCTTATCACACTTAGGACAAAATAGTGGCATTCTCACATCTTTCATTATCTCCGTCATCTTAGGAATAACATCACCCTTTGGTTTTTGTTTACCCTCATATCCGACTTGAACATAATTTTTTACATGCTCTCTACCAGCTAAAGCATCTTTTAGTGCTTCGTTTTGTCTTACTGATTCTTTACTATATCCCATAACCTACTCCTATACGAATTTTAACATACCTAAGATTTGATTTGCTGGAGCGAATGCGCCAGTATATTTATATAACTTTCCTTTGAACACAAAAGTAATTCCTTCTGATGGTACTACTGCTTTCAACCCACCTATAGCATTGAGTCTGTCTAATTGTGTTTTCAATGTACTCAATACCTTTGGGTCTGTTGATTTTCTGACTTGGTTTATAGCCTTTGTCAAATCATTACGAATCTTTTGAGCTGCTTTACTTGGATTAGCTGCTATAAAGTCTTTCATATTCTTTAGTATTTCAGCCCCCAACTCAAAGAAAAGAACTTCCCAATCTCTGATATGTTTCTTTTGTAACTTAGCATGATCCATTTTATCTGTTGATAGAACCCAATCTAAAAACTTTGGATAATCTTTCAAATCTTTTTTAATCTGTGGTATCTTATATGACTTATCAAAGAAAGCCCATCTCTTTGTTAGTTTCATAAGAACATCATTTGATGGATTTGGATTGTCTGTTTGTTTAGCACCATTGTAAATGTATTCCATCCAATATGCTTGATGATAATCACCTAATGTAGCACTATCTGTGAGTTTATAAATGTTCTGTAATTTCTGTAACTTACCTAAGAAGTAACTTTGTCTCTGTGCAAAGTTCTTTACCACTGGCAATTGTGTAACAAATGGTTTTGTAATACTATATGTTTTTTGTACATTTTGATTTATCTGTTTTATCATACCAGCTAACATTCTAGCACTACCTCTATCTTCACCTACAGGAGAACCAGCAGAGTCATACTCTATCGTTCCATGAAACTGAAGTAGAGACTTATCATAAGGTATCACATTCGCTGTCTTAGGATATATAACCTCTAACGACATAAACTTTTTACCCTCATCAAATATCTTATTCTTTTGAGCATCACTTAAA